ACATCTTATAGGTAATGGTAAGACTTTACCTGACCAATACAACAGAGAGTTTACAGAAGGGGAAATAGATGAGCTTCTTAGACAAGACCTTGCCAAATTTGAACGAGGTGTTACTTTGCAATTTCCTATGCTTCTTAGACAATGTGAGTTTGATTCTCTATGTAGCTTTAGCTTTAATCTTGGCTTGGGTACTCTTGAGAAAAGTTCCTTAAAAAAAGACATGCTAGCAGGCAACAAAGAACAGGCCGCTAAAGATTTTCTTAAATATATCTATGCCGGTGGTAAACCTGTAGAAGGATTAAAGAAAAGAAGATTAGCCGAACAAAAATTATTTCTTAGTGTATAATGATTTAGCATTTCACTAAGGAGAATATCATCAAGATTTTACTTATAGATATAGAAGTTGCACCTAATACAGCTCATGTCTGGGGTATCTTTGACCAGAACATCTCTATCAACCAATTACTAGAATCATCTTACACTCTATGCTATGCAGCTAAATGGTATGGCAATCCTAAGATTATGTTTGACTCAGTTCAGAAGTCAGGCAAAGGTAAAATGCTTGCTAATGTGCATGCTTTATTAGATTCAGCAGATGCAGTAGTTCACTATAATGGCAGTCGTTTTGATATTCCTATTTTAAACAAAGAATTTTTGCTTAATGGTATGCCACCACCAAGCCCAGCTAAACATATAGACTTATTACAAGTAGCTCGTAGACAGTTTAGGTTTGTATCTAATAAATTAGACTATGTATCACAGGCTTTAGGCTTAGGTGCTAAAACAGCACATGAAGGCCATACCCTATGGCTAAAGTGTATGAATGATGATCGTAAGGCTTGGAAGATCATGGAAGAATACAATAAGAATGACGTAATTCTTTTAGAAAAGGTATATGACAAGTTTAAAGGTTGGATTAAACAACATCCAAATCATAACGCATACTCTACTGACGTTTGTTGTCCTAATTGTGCTTCACGCAAATTACAAGCTCGTGGGACACAAAGAAGTAGGACTGCTATCTATCAACGCTATCAGTGTAAAGATTGCGGTTCGTGGGCTAGATCAGTTAAATCAGAAAAGATCAGTAAAGATTCTTTAGTAACTATTTAAAGGCTAATATGGCACTTACGGCACAGCAAATATGCGATCACCTTGTAGGCAAAGTTGTTGTGTCTGCCGAATTAGACTATGGCGATAATATTATTATCTTGGAATTAAACGATTCTAGCTATATAGAGATTAGTGGTGAAGAATTAAGCATCTATGCCGAGCTTAACATGGAAGATGACACCATCCATTAGATTATAAAAGAAAAGGGCTAGAACAGCCCTTTATGTGCGTTTTGAGTACCGTTAAGCCTACGTTAGAGGATGTAATAAGTTTAGTGTTTTTAGGCTTTCTACTAAACGTGTAGTAATTACCAAATCTAGATACTTAATCTCCACAAAAGCAAGAAATTGCTTCCCCATCATCAAATAAATCAAATAATTCTGTTTGATCTTGAGCAAATTTAAGCATTTGTGCATAAGATGGTTTATCAAGTCTAAATCTCATGCCTGTAGGATTGTTACCAATCTCTTGAACTAATGATTCCATACTAGCCCACCAAATAGCTCTTTCAGGTTTTTCTTTTATTAAACTTGGTATTTTAGACTTTAAAAAGCATAAGTCACAATTGCCATTAGGCGTTACACCTTTGTTATTTGACAAACCCAAATCAAAATCATTATTAGCCCAAAATTCACCTACCATTTCTTTGGTAACTTGAGCTGATACTAATGGCACTCTATCCCTAGATATTTTAGCTGCACGCCTAGGCTCATCTGCTCTAATACCTACCCAAGCATCATTTTCACCACAATCTAATCCTATTGATTTGCAATATTTGCTAATAGTCCTAATTTTTAATTCTATAGAACAATATCTAGTTACAGGATTAGGTAAATACTTTTTATGTCTAATAATAGCTTCAAAAGGTTCTCCATTACGACTAGCAGTTTCAAAAGTTACTTTTTTAAATTTAGGATCATCAGGTAAATATTCAACCCAATGTATAGGAACATTCCAATTTACAGAACAATCATTAACAAACTTTAATGTGGCTTCTTCTTCTTTTCCTGTATTAGCAAATATAACTTTTGCATCATTAGGCAATCCGTTGTTACTTTGTAATACTCTCCATAATAGATACGCAGAAGTACGGCCACCGCTAAAGCTAATAACGGTGGGTTCTATGATCCTAAAAGGATCAGTCATCTGTCATTTCAATACGCTGTAACTGAGCAGCAATCTCTGGCGGATTAATAGCTTCTGGTTCAGCTTCTTTAATGGCTTGTTTCTTTTCTTGTAAGTAAAAGATACATTTATCAATATCCATTACCATATCGCCTTTTCTACCAGCTCTTAAAAAGTATTTACCTGCGTTCCACATAAGCGGATCGTTAGGAAAATAAGCCTTTAAAATATCTATTGTTTCGTAATTGTCCACAATATAATGTGGCGGTCTGTTTACCAAATCAACCATATCTATCCCCTTATAAAAAATAAATTAATCAAAGTATAACATCCAAACGCTAACCAAGCTATACCACTAATAATTAAAGCCCATACAACCCAATCAACTAGCTTTTCTAAAATATCCATTACGTTCTCCAAAAGGTGTTTTTTCAGGAAGGCTTAAATAGCCTTGTCTTTCTAAATATGCCAATCTAGTTCTAGCAATATAACAATCTTGAATAATATCTTTAATTCTGCAATTAGATTTAGTACTCATATATTCTATTACTTTTTTTGCTTGGCGTTGATCGTCTAGTACAGAATACATTATAAACCACCATTAGCTTCAATCATACGCTTACTATCATACTTAGATAGGCCTTTGTATTCTTCTACATTGCCAGCTATTAATTCTGTGATTTTTATATGGTGAGTCGTATTTTTAAGATCGTTCATGTACGACAAAGCATTGGGATGAAATGACCATAAATAAGACTTTAACAATTCACCTGTTTTAACATCAAATTCTTGATACATATATCCTAATATTGGTTTATCCATTAGTAAAAAGTCATCCTTCCTATTTTTGTTTTCTTGCGTTTACCAAACCATTGAGCTTTTGTCGGCATAGTGTCATCATGGAAATAAATAGCATCTGCAATTGGGTTTGTATATTTATGAAAAATAACCGTATCAATAACCAAAAGTTTAGTCTGTAAATACGTCTTTTCATCAACTGGCTCGTGAGTAGAGTCTGACACCCCAACAAACTGCCCATCAGCATAAACGACACTACATACATTATAACCCCAGCGACCAGAATTAAGCCTATTCCTAATAACATTAATAATAGCAATACGTTCATTTTTTGTTGATCCTTCGTGATAAGCTGCGGTTGCATAACATACTACATCCATTTCCAAAGACTGTATATCCATTATAGACCTTTCATGGTTTTACTGTATCAGCAAATACGGTATAAGCGTATAATTCACATACAAATCTCAAAGAAAGGAGAAATACTATGTGGACAACTCCAGCTGCTACAGAAATGCGTTTTGGCTTTGAAGTAACTATGTACGTAATGAACAAGTAATTAGTTATAAGTGTTTGGGGATGATCCTAGAAAGGAACATCCTCATCCACTACAACATCTGCACCCTTAGCAGATTCAGTTAAATTATCCCTTGGCGTAAATTGATTACCAAAAGATACTTTTAAAAATGGTTTACCTTGTGCCGTTACTCTATTGGATACATAAAACCAATAAGGCATATTAGGTTGTATATCTTCCGGTGTAATTAAAGTGCCTGTAAAATCTGCATGCCAATCTTCTACTTTTTTAGTGTTAGGAAATAAGTTTGCAATGCCTGGTTTAGGTATAAATGCTTCAGCCATATATTACTCCTTAGGTTCTTCTTGTTTAAGTTGATCTTGCCCTTGTTGCTGTATCTTTGGAATAAGTTGATTAACTGATTCAAAAGGCATACGAGCTAGTGATGCTAAGATTAAATTTACTTCTTCTACTGTTAAATCTAGGTTCATACTTCATCCTTTATATAAACTGGTTTACGTTTCCATCTTGTTGGCTCTGTATCAGATTCAACGAAGCCCATGAATTCTAACAGATAAGGTTTATACCAGTCAAGCCATTTATCATCTTTCTTTACTAGCTCAACTGTAATTCCATCCGGTGTCCATACGCTAAACCATCCTTGTTCACGGCCACAACAATGTATTTGCATTTGAACTTGCCAATAATAACGATCAGGCATAGTAGGATAAAAAGCCATAGTAAAAGGACATTTTAGCTCTACAGGATCGCCATTTAAGTATCCGTCAGGACTAGCACCTATAGGCAAAGTATCATGCACTATGAGTTTATTGCCAGGCATACAAAAGTCACCCATCTCTTTTTCAAAAGCTGATAAAGCATCTCGTTCATGTAAATTACCCCAATCAGTAGCTTCATTACCTTCAAAAGGTGGTTCACGCATAGTCATCTGACGCCAGAGCTTTTGTCTTTCATTGACAGAAGCCCAGGCATTAGATGCGGTTACTATGTTATGCCTACGATTATCTAGTAAATGACTCATTTTGTTTTAATGCGAAATGATGTTGATTCATCACCAAACGCAGTAATAGATGTGACTATCCACCAACTAGAATCGTTACAATCACAACCTTGAACTTTTTTGCCATTTAACCATGCTTTTATTTCTTTGTGCCATTTATGTTTTGTCATAATTTATCCAGACTTTTTAAGATCATTAGCATACTCACGCAATTTTTCTTGAGCTGCAGGTGTTAGTTTAAAAAATGCTTGTTTAAGTTCACCACGTTTAGTAGCTTCATCAAGCATATTCTTAGCTACTTCCAATTGTTCTTCTGTAAGCGTTTCTTGAACTGGGTTATTTTGCTGATGAATAGCATTGACCACTTCATTAGCTGAAGCAAACTCAGTACCGCCAATGCCAAGGCCAGCCAAAGCACGACCGATAGCAGAAGTTTCACAATTTTCCACATAAGATGTACCATTGATTTGAGATGCCTTTCTAAATTCTTGAGCATGGCCTGTAGCAATAATCACATTATCTTTTACGATCATGGCTTTAATAATACATTGGTCATCATCAATCTTAACAATTTCAGTTAATAAACTATGTCCAGGAAAGTCAGTACGAAACTCCTGTACTCTAAGTGCTACTGTTTTGTATTCTTTACCACGAATATTTACTATGCCTTCTTTACTCATTTGAGTTCTCCTGTTGTGTTGTTTCCAGTTCGTGTAGTTCCTGCATCACTTGTTGGTAAAATTGATCGTCCATTTTGTGCTTGCTCCCATTTATCGTTATCAAGTTTAAGTTCGTCATTCAATTGTTTTAATATTTCTGCTATTTCTATTAAGCCATGATTCGCCATACAAAGTATCCTATAAAAATTATCATAAAGCAAACTGTAAATTTAGTCATCATGTTTCTCCTGCTGATCTAGTTTATGTTGCGCTTCTTCTTCCATTTGTTCAAGACGTTCCATTTCGTCTAAATAAGCATCAGGATCTAAATGTCTTTCCATTATATTGCTCCTGCCAATTTACCCATTACATATAGGCATAATGCCACATAACACCAAAAAGCTATTGCTGTTACTATCATTGTTTTTATACTCATGCTGTTTCTCCTATTAAACCTCTAGCTATTGTTGGCTGAACTATATCATAATTTGTAACAATTTGACCTAAAAATATATGAGTAGCTACATATCTTGTTTTTACTAATTCATTTTGTTTGTTATAAGTTTTATGTATATCTATAACAGTACATTCTGTTGGAAATTTGCCACCAGTCATAAATTTAGTACCTATTTCAATATTCATTTTTTATCTCCTTTTAAAACAATTTGTGCTGCTTTTAATTTTTCATTTTCAGCTAAAGTATTTAAAATTTGCATCATTTTAAGTGCTTTAACCATATTTTTTAAAGCCCATATTGGTTGATTTCCTGTAATTTTAATAGCTTCTTGATAGTTCATTTTTTATCTCCTTTTTTCTTATTATTTACAAATCTTGCTTTTTGTAAAGCTTTTTTTAATTGTTTGCTATTGATTTTTAATTTCATATTATCTCCCATATCCAAAAGCTGTTTCATATTTTGGCTGACCATCCCAAAGATAAGCATTAGAAAAACTTGTAATTTTAACGCTGTTCATTTGACCATTTACTACTTTAAGCATTGGTTCGCCTTTTTCTGCACCAGCTACCATATAATCAGCTCCAGTACCTTGATCTGCAATTACAGCAGTCATTGGAACAATTTTAATTCTATTTTTACCTAAAACTGCTTTTACTTTATAAAAATCTACTTGAGTTTGATCGTATCCCCAGCTACAGTAAAGAATATCATTTTCTTTTAAAGTTGTAGGAGCAAGTCTTGCTGCTTTATATTTATTTACAAGTTCTTGCCTTACTGTTCTGCCTTTTACTGTATCTTGAACCTTTTGTAACATTCTTTCTTGGTTAGGAAATCTATAATACCAAGTAGCTTTAACAGCTTTACCTGCAAAACAAATACCAACCCACATATTGTCAGCACCGTTATTTGTATAAACAACTACGTCTGCTGGATTTTCTATTTCTAATTGAACATAACCTGCTGGAATGTATCTTTCTTTCATTTTGCTCTCCTTAAAATTAATTACCATATGCACATATTAAACGTTCTATAATAAAAAGCAAGTAATTATATAAAAAATATATAATAATTATATAAAAAATATGTTTGCAAATGATAATTAATTGTGTTAATGTCTTGCCTAATGGAAATCTTACGTTTTATTATATTAGATGAATTTGATGGCAAACCGCTTAGAGCCTTTAGTAATAGGGCATCTGCTAAATGGTTTCTTGAGAGTAGGCCTGATTGTAAGCTCCAT